TACATCGCCAAGGTCGCGGTCAAGAATGGTCTTCGACGCAACTCAACAAGAGCTAACCTCGTGCAGGTCAACTCCTACCACTCACACGCCGATATAACCGTACTGAAATCCCTTGGCAAGATATCCACGCAGATTCGTATCGCAGTAAGGGAGTACGTAGAAAGGAAGCAAGATGCCGAAAGAGTTAATCGAGCTAGCGTTGACAGTGAAACACCAGACAGAGAAAGCCTTTCTGGTCACTGATGGCGTTAACGAAGTCTGGTTACCGAAATCTCAAGTCGAACACCACGAGGAAGACGGAATATTCGTGATCCCATTCTGGCTTGCCAGGGACAAGGAACTGATATGACAGAGGAAGAAAACAACACGGTCGATGAAGTGATGCGCCGATGTACCGTAGACGCATCGCTTTTGGGGCCTGAGGACATCGACGTGCTTGTCGATTACTACCGCAAGACCCAGCAGCAGTACGACGCAGGCGAGAAAGTTCCCAAGCGCCCCAGCGCGAAGTTCGATCTCGACCAGCCTGCGCTTACCCTCGCCAGCATTGGTTTGCAAAGTGCACCAAAGATGAATCTCCGGAGGCCGAAGTGACCGACCTTCAAAAGCTGATTGACGAAGCAATGGCCCGGTTCAAGGCACTTACCCCTACCCAGCAAGAGGCGCATCGTCGTTTGCAAGCTGAGTCGTGGGTACGCGCCGAACGATCCTGGCCCAAGCCACACTTCTCATGGATCAACGGCGTGAAAGTGTACCACTCTTACGAGGACTATTGCAATGACTGACCAAACCAATGGCGTTCCGCCCATAGTTCAATCATGCTTCCTTCCAGGGACTAATGTCCAGTTCGCCTGGGACAGCACGTCTCTTGGGTATCTCAAGACCTGCCCGCGCCTGTACTACTACCACATGATTGAAGGATGGACCAACGTCGATGAGAGCGTGCACCTCCGATTTGGTATCGAGTACCATCGAGCTTTGCAGGACTACGACATGTCTCGTGCAAGCGGAATTGACCACGATGACTCAGTACATGACGTCATACAAGAACTCGTCCTCCGCACAGCGGACTTCAACCCAGACCATAAGACTAAAACCAAGGAGAACCTACTTCGTACAGTCGTCTGGTACCTTGAGAAATTCAAGGACGACCCAGCGACCACGGTGATCCTCTCGAATGGAAAGCCAGCCGTGGAGTTGAGCTTCCGCTTCGAGCTCGATTGGGGGCCAGAGGCTGGTAGGGATGAAAAGGTCACTTACGAGGAGGGCGATGATCGTAGGCCTCGTCACGCTCAACAGCCCTACGTCCTCTCCGGCCATCTCGACCGGTTGGTCGATTACCAGGACCAGCAGTTCGTCATGGACCGGAAGACCACAACGACCACGCCAAGCGATTACTACTTCAACCAGTTCGAGCCGAACAATCAAATGACCCTGTACGCTTTCGCGTCAAAGGTCGTGCTGGAAACTCAAGTCCGCGGCATCATCATCGACGCAGCACAAGTGGCCGTCGGCTTCTCTCGCTTTGTCCGTGGCATGACCTACCGCACGCCAGAGCAGATTGAAGAATGGGTTGGCGATCTCCACTACTGGTTTAACGCAGCCGAGCATTACGCTACCACCAACCACTGGCCGATGAATGACATGGCCTGTGATAAGTACGGCGGTTGCCGGTTCCGGGATGTCTGCTCCAAGCAAGCCTCGGTCCGACAGAACTTCCTTGAGGCCAGCTTCAAACAACTCCCAGAGGACGAGAGATGGAACCCGTTAAAACCAAGATAGTCATTCCTCATGTACGCGTCGAGTCCGTTACCCATCACACTTATAAGAAACACACTAGTGGCAAGGGCAACGAAGCAGTATTCACAGAGGTAGCACTTGGTTGGTTCATTCTATTAGAAGGCTCGCATGAGGCACTGTACGTTGGCCGAGAGAGACCTGACCTGTGTTCCGGAGATCGTGTGTCAATTACATTTGTAAAGGAAACCTAATGACCAAACTCTCCGCCCACCAAAGTAACCAGTTCACCAAGATGCTCCTGATGGGCGACAGCGGGACCGGCAAGACCGGCGCGCTGGCTGCGCTAGTCTGTGATGGATACAAACTCAGAATATTGGATATGGACAATGGCCTCGAAACGCTCAAGACCTACGCAGCGAAGAACTGCCCAGCAAACCTCGATAACGTTGAATACCGTACTCTCAGAGATAAGTACAAATCAACAGCTGCTGGACCAATTATTGCTGGAGTGCCAAAGGCGTTCACGGATGCTATCGCGATGCTTGACCGATGGAAATACGTCACAGAGAACGAGACTATTGATCTTGGACCACCTGCTGAATGGGGTCCGGAATGCATTCTCGTTATCGACAGCCTTACATTCCTCGCTGATGCTGCTTGGGACTGGCGCGAGCCTCTCACCCCACGCGGGTCTTCTGGCCAGTACGACAAGCGCGCGGTATATGGTGACGCGCAAGACGCGATCGAGAAAGTCCTCGCGCTCTTAACAGGGGAGACATTCCGTACCAATGTCATCGTCATCAGCCATATCAGATATGTTGACAACCCTGACGGCACTAAGAAAGGTTATCCGACAGCTGTCGGATCAGCCCTCTCACCAACAATACCGAGGTATTTTAATTCAGTTGCGCTCTGCACAAACGTTGCTGGAAAACGCTCTATACAAACTGCGGCTACAGCCATGATCGATCTTAAGAACCCCAAGCCATTCGACATGCTGCCGCGATACGACTTAGCCGACGGCCTCTCGTCGTTCTTCAAAGTCCTACGAGGGACGCCGCTAACGACGCAGAAGCCTGCGTTGCCCGCCAACCAACTGAGGAGAGCTAAGTGAAGCCTTTGAAGCTGGTCGAAGTAGTTGAACGGCTTCAGTTCATCAAACAACAGGAAGGAATAGCAGAACAAACAAAACAAACGATCGATGACATCTGTCTAGCACTCATCAACAAACTGAAAGACACAATCAATGGCTAATCCAAACTTTAGCTCCATCCTTGACGATGATCCGGCGGACGCAGAAGCCCCTAAGGGCCTGCCGCAGGGTCAGTACGTGTTCATCGTTGACGGCCAGCCTAAGTTCGACAAGTCCTCGAAGAAGGGCACGGACTTCGCTGAGTTTACCTGCAAGCCTATTCAGCCAATGGACAGCGTTGATCAGAACGCGCTTGCGGCTGCCCTTTCCAGGAAGGACGGAACTACCCGCGTGTTGTCGGACATGTCAATGCGCCTGACGTTCTATCTCACTGAGGACGCAAAGTACCGGCTCGCTGCTTTCATGAAGCATTGCGGGTTGGATATCACTGGCGAGACAAAGTCGTACTCGCAGTGGATTTCTGAAATGCCTGGGTGCCAGTTCGTAGGGACTGTCGGCCAGACCATGAGCGACGATGGTGAGCGGATGTATTCCAACATCACCAAGACCGCGCCAGTAGTGTAACATGGGCGGGCGGGACATAGCGCGGCTAGTTCGTCATATGTCCCGCCCGTACTGTCTTGAGATAATGGAGGACTTAATGGATAAACCACAGACGTTCGGTGAAAAGGCAGTCGGCCTCTCGTTTAACCCTTCGGGAATGGGCGATGTTGATAAGCTGAAGAAGCTCTACGCAGAAGTGATCGACCATCTTAGTGATTTCCGCAAGGGATACATCGAGCGCGGGAATGATCCCGAGATGGTCCGGCTCTGCTCGATCGCTATCACAGAAGCGCAAGGCGCGCAGATGTGGGCGGTCAAGGCCGTGACTTGGAGGAGCTAAGCAATGAAGTGCCCTCAGTGTGGAAAGTTTGTTGCAGCGCCTCCACCTGGGGGCCTGTTTTACTGCACCACGCGGATAGACCATGGTGGCTGTTACTATAGCAGCCCTGCTCAATGGAATGAGCTCATCAACGAGACAACCACGATCGATCCGGGGGCAAATTTTCACGTCCTATGGCGTCGACTATATCAAGGAGAACCCAACGTGGCCCAGACCTTTGCCGATGCCCCCCGAGACCCACTACTCCAAGAGCGCGAGAAGACGCATGGGTCGTTCGAAATGAATGCTAAGATATCTCAGACGTTGAAGAACACCTTCTCCGACGCACACTACAAAGGCGTAGGTA